CGGCGATGCAGGTGGGGGGTGTATTTTGCGACACCCCTCCCCCCTACCCTTTTAATCTCCAACATCTTTATATATTGCAGCTGACGAAACTTTTTTATAAATTCCTAAAACATTTTCATTTACAATTTCATTTATTGCATCGACTATTGCCACACGCTGATCGGCCTCAGACAAATCATCTGAACTCTTCACTACCCTAGCGAGGAGGGAAGGGGTGTGATATCCAGCAGCTGTATCAAACGACAACCACTCATCGAACTGTGTGAAGGGATCGTAAGGATTATCAACAGTAGTCAACATGTATTCAGTATCATTCAATGGTTGAGTCATCACGATCACCTCACTTCACTATGCTTGACTTAAGAGTGGACAGTGCTACACCTAGAGCGTCAGCTACTTCAGCCTGTGTGTATCCAGACGCAAGCATCTGCTTAGCTCTCTGTTGTTTAATAGAAGTCATAACAAGATTAGCTCTTGGTGTTGCCAACTTCTTTACTTGATCTAGATCTGCATTGTTCAGTATCTGTGACAACTTGTTGTTACTAATAGCACCTGATTGGATGGCTGCCCATTCATCAGCAGTGATCTGTACTTGTTGCTTCTTAGCACCAGTACGTGAGCGAGCTTCAGCTAATGCTTGTGCTTTGACCTTCTTTAGATCAGCTGAATCCATATCAGTGTTAGCTTGTCTCTTGGTAGATACCACAGTATTGGCTAAGATCTGGGCCTGCCGTTCAAGTGGGGCGTTCTTCAAGGCTATGTTCAGCTTCGCATTAAGAGAGGTGACTTGTCTAGAGTAGGCGGTCTTTGCAGAGGGTGAGTAGGGCGTAGTACGTGTAGTTACTGCAGCCTTCCTAGCTTCGTTAGCCAAAGCCTTAAGCTTATTGGAATGATCTGCATACACCTTCTCAATGGGGGTACCAGAAGACAGACTATGTGCATTATCAGTCTCGGCTAGCTTCTTAGACGAGATGGTCTTCTTGACTACCTTACCTGCACGATTGACAAAAGTATCATCTGTGTTCTCAAAGACCTTCTTACCTGTTGCCTTATCTATAGGACCACCCTTTGCAGCAGACCGTGCTTTCCTAGTAGGTACTCTAATCTCTGAGGTAGCTCTAGTTACTAGAGTAGAGGCACCTGCTCTAGTGTTACCTTGATACTTCTCTTTAAGATGGCCAATACCATTATCAAGAGCAGACTGCTTATAGTTAAGGTTATGCTTCTCTGCATCGATGACTACCATTGAATGTCGAACTGCTGCAGCAAGCTCGGTGGTATTCGCACCCCTAATAGTCATGTCTGCAATGAGATTGGTTACGTTGCCCATCTCATGTTGTTTCCTACTAGGACTTATCTTTGGCATGCCATCATATGCGGGATAGGAAGATCGAGGATCAAACTTCTTAAGACCCTCAAGCGCAGGAGAAGTCTTGATCTTTCCTGCATTATTCGGTACGACAAGAACCGTATCGCCGTCGAAGTCAGCACCAGATAGACGCTCAGCAACCTTGCTGTGGATACCAACCGCATCTCGAGCTTGACCTAGGAGCTTCTTAGCTTCCGGATGATTATTATTTACTCTTAGTTCTGGGATCTCGAATGGCCCACCATGTGGATAACGAACGAGAACAACCGATTCACCATTCCTATAGTTGGGTGCATAGATCTCTGTCTGCTTTATGCTGTTAATAGGAAGGATAACATGTGATGCTTGACGTGGTAGAGCGGCAGCCTTTAGGTGAACGGCAGCTGAATCAGCATCATCAGCATACGACTCAAGAAGTTTCTTACGAACAGCAGGGTTAGTAAGACTCATGATCTCATCGAGATCTGCTTTACGCTTCTCATAAGTCATATCTAGCTGTGTCTTAGCAAGCTTTGGACTTTGCTTAGACAAGAACTGGGAAGATAGGTTACGAGACCAACCTTCCCAATCGCCTTCTTCATTCACAACATTCATTGCGGAAGTAACTCGATCCTTTCCGTCTTTGCCTTTCTCAATTCGCTGACGAACAATAGCTCCGAAAGGGTTGTCAGGATCATCCTTTAAAGCTTTCATTGCATCGTTTTTATTACCTGTATTACTTTTGTTCGTATTAAACATAAGATCTGTTCCAGCAGGCAAGTCATCCTTGTACATAGCCATACCTTTAAGATAATGCGTACCATCAACAGCAATACGAACCTGAGCATATCTAGCAGTACCTAGAGATATATCCTTGACGCCCGGGCGAACATAGATAACTCCATCTGCATCTGCGCCACCGTCTTCCGCATATCGTATAGCCACCCGTTTGGAGCTAACATTGAGTGGTGGTTGAAGACCAAGGAAGGATCGGCCACCATCGTCTGAGAAATCCGTGATCTGCTTGATCTTACTTTTATCAGAAACAATGTCACGATAAGTAGTGCCAGGAGGCCCAAGTACTTTGACCAGAGTCTTATTGCCAGTACCCAATTGATCGATCTGGACGTTGTGGACTTCATAACCCTTCTCCTTTAACATAGCTACGGCAGTGTCCAATTTAGTTCGACTAACACCAACATGATTCTCTACTCCAGAACCGATGTCGATGAAACCTTTCTCAGCTACCTGATCTTTCAGCATGTTCGACGTAGTCTCGAGAATATTGGTCTTATCTTTACGACCAGGCTCGAGCAGGCTACGGACGGAAGATTCATTGATGCTCATACGTTCACCGATGGCTACGTTCGAATAACCCTTATCCTTCAAGCGCTGAGCATTTGCAATACTGGCCTGACGTTGTTCTGTTTTAGCAATAGACTTTGCGGCACGCAATTGAGTTGTTGTTATACCCATGCCACGAGCAATATCAGTCTCGCTAAGACCCTGCTTACGAAGGTTGTCTACCATACCCAAAAAACTATCGTTAGACGCATGCTCAGGGCCGCCTGAGCCCCATGGATAACGACCAGAACGACGGAGTACACCGTAGTGGGCCAGGTAATCCTCCTCATCGATAACTGTCACGATAGCGCCTCCAATCGCATCTCAGTGATCCTCTTATCGAACATGATGATCTTACTCATAATGTGCGTGATATCGTCTGGGTCAGCAATATAAACTCGAGCTTCATCGTTCTGATAGATACGCATTTCAATCTCGATCTCCATAGGCTTGAATCTATACTCAAGACAGAAGAGAGCAGCATATACCTCTAATTGATGTTCTGATGTTGGAGTAACACCAGTCTTAAGATCATGAATACGAAGCATGTTTCGTCTGAATGAGATAGCATCAGCAGTACCAAAACAATTCTCAGAATAATAAAGAGTTTGTTCAGAACTCATTCTATAACCAATAGCGTCGTTAACATACATGTTCAAACTCTTCTGACTCTTAGGAAGCTTAACACCTAATCGAATAGCCTGATGCGCTAGAGCATGTAGTTCGCTTCCACGCTGCGCAGCCATAGAAGTTACGAATCGAGCTTCCAGTCTTTCGTCATCATAGTTAATCCAATGATACACGCTTGGCGAGAGAAACGCGTGTTGGCCTACGCGATCTAAATGCTTGTTGAAGAGCATCCAACACCTCCTCTTCATTTTCGGGATAGATAAAAGCTGCGAAAGACATGTCGTTCAACCGATTAATATACCAATCTTGGTTCGGTTCAGAACAAGCATCCTCAGAAGCTTTAACTTCGAGTACGGCCCATCTGTCTTCGTAAAGGATTGTTAAATCAGGCATACCCTGTATATAATCTGTGTCGTTCTTTAGGATTATACAGTCTTGGAAACGACGACGAATTCTCTTAATAAGCTCTGCCTGATAGTATCGCTCTAACATTTACCCTCCTTTTTACGAAAACAAAATGGCTTTATCTCATCCCTTCTATTATATCCTGCGATTGCGACACTAGTTAATATCTACGAGATCATTCTCAACAAAACAGAATCGATATCCTCCTGGAAACACTGCCTCTTTATTGAATACGGCAACCACAATGTCGCCCTCTAATAAACCTAACTTTGTAGCAGCTTCCCATTGAGATGAATAAATTTCTTCTGTATCTTCGTCCATGATTGGTCGAGATGGATAATTGGTTCTTGGACCATTCTTCATTTGCTGATGATACTTAACTGCAAACCATCTCGGCCGCCACATAAGGTTATCTACACAATTATCAAGACGATCGCCGTTAATGTTGGTTGGAGTGTCAAACCATTTATTCATATGTGGTTCTAAGAACGCTTCAGCAACCAATACAGCTACGCTACGACGATGTTGAATACGATCCTTAACAAATAATACACTCGGAATACCTTGTTGATTCATAGTTGGAGTCTTAATCAAATCCGTTACTGTATTTATAATACGACCCATGTCGCTAACTGCATAGTTTTCAAAGCCATAGATATTTAACCATGTCTCTTTTCTCATATTTCATCCACCTTTCAACTAATTGGTAATGGTTACAAAAAATACTTTGATGAGTGTGGCTCTCAGAGTTTACTATTAATATCTAGATATTATTAATAAAGATCAGTAACCAAGGTATAGTGAAAGTTTTTTTCAACCAACACCGTCTATGACAAAACGGGCACCGAAAGAGCTTTTACGATGTCCGATTTAGCCTCATTAAAACTTTCCTTGCAATTTAGGCTCCTCCAAATCACCTTGTCAATCCACGAACTAGATATTAAACAATAGTAATACAAATTGGTATAAGTGGTATTTAATCTGTCTATTCTGCCGCGAGCCTGCTCGAAAGACTTATACGAGTACGTAAGAGAATAAAAGACCATAGAGTCCGTAGCCGTACAATTCCAACCTTCGCTACCTGATAGATATTGAACAAGGTATATCCAACTCCCACTCGAAGGCACTTCTTCGTGCTTGTGGCCATTCCATTCAGCGACCGTTATGCCCGTTTCAGACAGTTTTCTCAACGCTTCTAATTCGTAGTCGAAGGTGTAAAATACAATCAATTTCGGATGAGCATTCATCAATTTCTTGACAGCTTCTACCCGTGACGAATCGGAGTTTGCAATCTTGCGCATGACACGAAACAGATGAGCGATGTCCTTCTGCGGTTCGTTTAGATATGGGTCCCATCGATTCTTCACCGACCTGTCAAATAGTTCTTTGTCGTACTCAACGTTTATAAAAACCTGTTTCCTTGTTGTATGTCGTTCGTACGGCATCTCCACAAGTATCTGATTCCGAATCCTTACAAGTTTTCCTACACCTACATAGCGTTCCACTTTCGGGAACTTCGTCCACGTGCTGTAGACGACATGAGCCCTCTTGAATTCCGTTCGGTTTTTGTAATATCCATTTGCTACAAATACAGGGATGTAATCTAACCATGTATCTCCTGGGGTAGCACTCAGCAATATCCACTGGTTGTGTTTCGCTATTTGTAAAAAGCTTTTTGTCCATGCTCCAGAGCCAACAAGTCTCTGTTCGTCGAAGATAAAGAATGCATCTTTTATCTCCTCGTACTTCTTCATGTTGTTCCACGAGTCCACCTCCATAACGCCGGCTACGGTCGCATCCTTAGCCTTCCCGATACCGAAGCCAGCTGCCTCTTTCTCCCAATCAAGACTGTCCCGTTTCTTAGCAGTGGTAATGACATACAAGTTCTCGTACGTTTTCTCTTCTTTGTTCAAATAATAAGCAAGAGCAACACGAGATTTCCCACTACCCACCCCACCGCAAAGGATGCTACCATTTCGTAGTTCTCCCAAAGCTTTCCTCTGATGGGGGTATAGTTCCGGACCCATAAGTTTGCCTTTCTCATCGGAAGTTCGGCCCCCAGAAGCCCATGTTTATCGTCTGACGAGTGCCTTTTAATACCGGCGAGACAAAGTGCACCAGCCAAGGCTGAAAAACTACGATTGTTCCACGAGCTCTAGGGACGTAGAATTTATCAGGCCATGAATAAATGCCGAGATCTCCACCCATATATGCTTCTGAGTCGCTAAGCATCAATACCGCACTAAGCTTACGGTTCTGGCCAGGTGCGATATCCATATGCTTTTGATAATCGTTAGGTGGCTCGTATGTTTGTAACCACGCACCACTACTTCGTAAGTCGTATTTCCACAAACGATCGTTCATCTTCCTGGCAAAGTTCTGCATCGGATCGAGTACCTGATCTAGCGGCCTACCACACTCACGAGTAATGGCGTTACAGTGCGGGAATTTGTACGACGCTGTGTCCATGTATTTCCACAAAATTGCATCGCACTCTTGATCAGTCAACCACCATTCACCAATAGCTGCATATGGTAGTGTGTTAGGGACCATATATGCGGGTGTCTTGGCATTAAACTCCTCCAACTGCTCAAGGCTTGGAAAAGTAATTAAGTTAGGCACTGTCTCTCCTTTAGTAGATATTAACTGCGAAAAATATAAGGTAGGATCGGGCAGTTTAACGCCTTGCCCAGGGCGGGTAGTGCTAGATCTTCCACCAATCGTCTCGCATATCTGTCACCCCCTATAGTTGTTGGGAAGTTTAGCGTCATACCCAGGACGTGTCAGTTACTTCTTACGCTTCTTGTTCTTCGGTGAATTCCTGCTATTAACCTTCTTACCAATCCCGAGTAAGCTTAATACTCCTCCACAAAACGCTCCAACAATCTCGAGTGGAGTGATGAAGAATAAGCTAAGCATTAATCAGAACCGCCATCATACAAATCATTAGCGATTGCACGAGCTACTGCAACCGGATCTGCTTCGTTAATACCAGCATTCACCAGAGGAACCGGTCCAGTGTAACCACTTCGAGGCTCATTATTATCCAAGACGTTCTCAATCTCTGCGTTCTCCTCGAGCTCGAAAGCGTTGTTGAATGCCTTCTCCGTGTATACCTTGTAACCCTTGTTAGCGTAGAGAACCCAATCCCCGGCAAAGGCCTTGGTCTGACGCTCGGTCAGTGGGCTGTGCACTCGCACCTTGATGAACTTATCGGCCTTGTCGGTGATATTGAGATTACCCATGCACCATTCGGCAACCTCTTCCATGTTCTCAGTGGTGACCTGAACACAGTCAACTTCGAAAGGCTTACGAATGGCCTTAACGACGGAAATCATTGTTCCTCATTCCTTTGGAGCATCTCGGACTTCGAAATGATTACATTTAGGATGGACACATTTACGATATTGAGTCGGTCTCGGAAGACCGGTATTAGCCATCCAAGGACCAAACAAATGTTCTCCATTCTTAGGCCAGTTATGACTCATCTAGACGTCCTTACGCTCTTTCACAAACAAACGTGCATTAGCCATCTCGATATGCGTTAGATCTCGTTGCTGTTTATCAACCCCAGCAATCTCCATAACCCGATCCAATTTGTACCAGAGTCCGGGATCAACCATACCTTCTGGAGGATCTTCCTCATCACCCTCGATTTCGCTGACTCGCACAGTAAAATTAACGCTATACATTAGTTGCCCTTCTTAGTAGACTTCGTGGTCGACGTACCAGTAGGGCGAATAACCTTCTGTGGCACGTGGGGCTTCTTCTGCTCAGAGTGGCTCCCCTTGCCAGCACCCTGAACTCGAGCTAACCCACTCTTCTGCGATCGGTTACCACCATGCTTACCTTTAGGCATTACTCGTCAACTCGTCCGGCTCGAGCAGGTAGGTCCTCGAGATCTCCGTACTTCAGCTCGAGAGCATCCTCCTCGATTTCCATGTAAAGTGATTTCAGGTAAGCCTTGATACCAGTCTTACCGTTCACAGCCCACTCATACGGTCTAACAATGAGATCGACATTGCGAATGTCTGCCCAGTCCAGAACCTCCACCGAATTCTCGTCGAGATGTGTCCGTCCACGGGAAGTAATCATAACGACCTGAGGTGGACGACCTCTGAAATTTACCGATACCGATAGATAAGCCTGAGCGTTCTGCTCTTCGTCATCCTCACGCGGCTTCAACCACTTAACGTTCCAGCCATCACGCTGCATGGCCTCAGCCACCGGGTCATCCAAAAGCACGGCGAAATTACGATCACCCTCTCGGTTGTACATTCCCTCCTTCCCGGCGAAGTTTCGGAAGATGATTCGGACACCCTCCATCAAGACGGTGTTATCTTCACGTGGAGGCATTGTTTAACAAATCCTTCCTATCAAAATTCTTACGAAACATCACGCTTTGAGTATTGTAATCAAGTTGAACAAATTCTTCGCACTCAAAACCATTTTCTGCGAGATTTCTAACTGTACTCTCTTTGAGACCGTATACTTTTGCTATCAATAAATAATGTTCTGGATCTTTAGGAAACTCCATATTTACTCCTTAGTCGTGAATAGAGCAACAGCCTTCAGACCATCACTCACATACTCGTGGTAATCGGTATCCGAGATACTGGCAACCAGCGCCAGATTTCCATATGGATCGTAATGGATGAGAGATGTGCCGATCTCCTTACGCACTCCGTCCACATAAACGATAAGTGGCACAGCTACGTTCTTCATATTGATTTGCTCCTTATCCATAATTACTACTCCCCTCGATATACAGGCTGACGATCCGGCCAATGCCAACATCCAGAGAGTGAATTAACACAGCCTTCACTACTCGCAGCTAGACTTCGATTGAAAAACATTCCACTGGGATTGAGCACCGCAAGACCAACAACAAGCCCATCCACCTCAGTCACAACGGCGGCACGACATTCAGGCTTGTACTCACCCCCAGGTGTACCATAGGATTTGTAATGGACGATTCTTCCCACACTTGGCTTTTGCATATCACTCCTTCACAAAGTTATTGAATGAACCATAATAGTCGATTGCTTCTCTAGCCTGCTCAGCCAGTCTCTCGAAATACAACATGTCAACCATCAAATCATCACCCAGATCCTTGGCCATCTCAGCCTCGATCCACAAGTGATTCTTCGTACCACCTACTGCAAAGTGCTTGTCGTCCTTAATCCGGTATAGGACAGCACCACCAAACATAACCGGAACGAAACTACCGGTCTTGCCGACATGTTGCATCTTCCCCGTCTCCAGAGCAATAGGCTTTTCCTTCTGCTCGAAGTCGAGATACATTACTCCTTGAACAACAGAACGTGTTTCACATAGATCAGTGAACACGACTGGTTCGTGAGTGAAAAGAGTCTTGAATACATAGGGGTGTTGGAATTGCGATCCGACAGCAGTCCAGCTTGATTCTTTTCGAGCGATGTAAACCGCGTCGTTGACAAGGCAGAACTTATCGTAAGTTGCTTCGTGTTCGAATTCGTATCCATACTTGCTCCCGAAGTTAATGACGAATTCGATAATCTCAGGTGTTGCATCTGGAATCTTTATTGAGTCAGTCTTGATGTGTGCAACCGTGAAGCCCTGCTCTTGTACCGCATTCTTCAAATCAATCATGAAGAGGGCACCACGCTTGGCTACGATATTATCGACGTTGCGCTTGTCTCGGAATGGATTGTCGAACTTAGCCGAAGTCAGACCATAGACAATATTGATAATGATCTTTAGCGCATACGCAAGTTTATCGGCTTGGGTTTCGTCAACGAGGAAAGGTCGAAGAAGTCCTCCAAGACTCTCTCTTGCCACGGTGTAATCTCCACGTTTAATAGCGATTCGAGCATCGAGGAGATCTCTGAACTTGGGCGTATAGGGACCAAAGGCATTGAGGTTGACGATAGTCGTCGGATGCATCGAAACAACATCCAGAACAGCAACGTTATCGTACATACCCGGCTCGGCATAGACGTAACCTCCTTCACCAGGATCCTCTCCTCTATATGTGCTCTTACCCAGGTCGAATTCGTACCCGGGGAATTCCTTACTCAGATCAGTGTAGATAAAATCCTTGTGTGCATCTCGATCATCACCAAAGACAATCTTAGCTGTGTGTCGCTGGGTGGTGTCGTTTACACTAAGCCCAGACAACTCAGCCAAAATCTGTCGTGCTACGAAATCCTGCTTACGATCTTCGAGAGTAGCCTCGGTAGCCACTACATCGTTGCAGCAGTACTCAACCACTCGAGGAATATCCTCGTCCTTAACCGGCTGATCCCACGGCAAATCAAGCTCCATGTGATGGATACCCAGATCAATCTCGAATTTCTTGAGACCTTGCTTTTTCGAGCTGAAGTCCCAGATATCGCAATACGACAAATTATATGCCGCACCGAAATATGCAGACCGCTGGTTGTCGATCAGTTTCTGAGACAGTTGGAATAGCTGCTCGTTGTTATAGCCCATAGACGCCGCGTAAAGCATGTGATTGTCATAGCGACGGTTGTTGAATCCCACAAGCTTAAACCCAAACAGAGCCTCAACTTCAGCTGGCTTCGGATTAATCATCCGAACAATATTTGCATCACCCTGGTACTTCCAGCAAATCACAAACAAATTCGGATAGGTCTCGACATCGTAGATAACCAGTCGATCGTCCGTAGCCTTATTAGTACTCTCTTGTACCTCAGAAGCGAACTTCATCCGCTGTACAACCTTAATGCACAGCAGAGATTGATTACTACTATTACCTGCAAACGCCAGAATCTTAGGACGAAGATCCGTGACGTCGTATTGCATATCTGATTTATACGCCTCATCTAGAATCTTGGCGATGAAATCGATTGACGGCTTTGTTCCTGGATGGATCTCCTTCCTCAAATTCCGAGCGATCAAATCACGAAGACCTTTCTCACTCTTGATGGTTTGATCGGAGATCATCTTTTTCTCCTTTAATGGGAGTCCTGAGTTAATTGACGCAATGGGCACAGCATTGCATTTAGTAAGCCGACGTCGCAGAGCCGCATCTCCTCGGTACACCTTAACTTCAATTCCGTCGGAATACTCACTTCGAAGCTCCGAAGTATCGCCGTCATAGATGTAGTGGAGGTGCACTGCGGTTCCAGATTTGCTAAGCTCAGCGTAAGTGGCAGGCCAAGTACTTGCGGCTTCGAGGTTCCGCTCGAGAGATTTGGTACCGTTGATTTCTTTGAGATCAAAGTCGATAACAATGTGGCTTTCAGGTACTTTGACGTAATGTAATTTCCTGGTGTCAAGTTGAGAAAGTCTAGACTCGACCTTAGCCCATCGTATAGATGGTGTACCGTCATCCTTAGCATATTGGGCAGGTTCATTAGCGAACTCCGCATCTAGTAATGATTCAGTTTCCTCGATAACCAACGAGAATGTGTTAGCCTCATCAGTTGGTGCTTTGTATTTATTGGCATTGAAGCCGGAGAACCAGCTCCGAGTAATAACTCCATCGACAATATGACTCGTGTCGAAGTACTCGAAATAGTTTCTTAGTTCTTCACGCATCTTGTATTGTGGTAACGGTCGTTCAACACCAGTGTCGTTGCAATATTCCTTGTACAACGTATATGCCTGCTTGAGCGTAACACCATTTTGTGCTTTGAATATATCGAAGTGCGCCTCGATGAAGTTGTAGAAGATGTCGGTTTGGAACATCATCTCCAGCGGTCGATAAGCATTGTAGTGGTTCTTGCCCATCGATCGGTATACATCAAGACAATGCTGAGCAATTGCGCCCAGTTCAAAATCGATTTGTGCCATGAGAGTGTGATAATGATTTGTCGGGATCTTGACGCCGGTCGGCTGAACATCAACCAACCTCCTAATGATTCCGGATTTGGCGTCGGAGATCTTGACCGGTTGGTTCGTACCCATGAATAGAAACGCATGGGACCTCGAGGTGTAACTCGGCTTGTATTTCTCGTTCATTGTCATCTCTTCATGGGAGATGATCGAATTAAGCTTTGTGTTGTCCTCGATCTTACTCAAATCCCCATCGTGTTGGATCGCAACTAGAGGATTGTTCTTAAACGCTTCTGTGGCGAACGTCCCGTTGTTGCTCCCCAGGGCCTTCGCTTCGAACGTTGTCGTGTATCCGGAAAACAACTTCTCGATAATATTCAGGACGGTTGATTTGCCGGTTCCCGCAGGACCATACAACACCAGAAATTTCTGGATCCTCTTCGAATCCCCCGCTACAATCGAGCCGATAGCCCATTCTATCTTCGCCCTTTCCTCCACGTTGTAGAGAGTCCCTATTAGCTCATCCCAATGATTATGAGTCCCAGGATGAAGGCTATAGTGCAAACGATGACTAGCGTAATCACTCTTCTTAACCTCAGTGTTTTCGAATGTCAATTTCTCATTGAGGTTATGACTATTGTCGCTGATCTTATTGACGAACAACTTGAACTGAGACCAGGAATTACTGTTGAACGATTGGAGGTCTTTGACGATGGTATCTGAACCAAGCTGCTTAGCATGGGTGTATAATTCTTCGTCTACTAGGCGCTGTACATCGTATTCGTCCGTAGACCAAACAGCATTAGCTTCGTCCCAGATAGCATAGAAAGCATGTCCACGAATCATAAGATCTCTCGATCGCTTGATCACAAACTCTGGATATACTTCCCACTTCTTGCTTTTTAATTCCTTCGTCTTGATTCGGTAGAAGTCCATCTACCCTCCTTTCGTTCTAGTCTCGTTCAAGTAAATACGCAGATAGTTGGTACCAGATCTCGACATCTCTCTGATCCTCGTGGGGCTCCTTTAACGGAAAGAGCCCTCCGCGTCCATCGAAATCGTATGTTCGCCAAATGACTTTGTCTATCACCCCGTCTACTTTTTTGGGTTTATATGAAGACCCATCATTACATTTATTAAGTCCTAGGTTTGTAAGTAGCTCCCAGAACCAGGTAGCCGGATTTCTCTCAGCTTCGAAGGAAAGCCTTTGCGCTAATCCTAGTAGTAACTCAAGGAAAGAGCAACCAAGACCCATCCAATCTGGATCTACATCCTCGATATGATTCTCTTCGAGAAATCTATAACGCAGATCTCTTCCGTCTTCTACTCGGTTGTCATCGTTAGGAATAATCCAGACGAACTCCTTGACGAAGAGTTGCCTTACTAAGGACCAAAACGTCCAAGCTGGATTAGTTTCTTTGACTGACCCGATCCTCGCGTAGAGCCAGGTGAGATACTGCTCGTCAAGCAGCTCGCTCATTCGTCATAATCTCTGAACTTTCGAAGTCGCGGCTTGTCGGAATGCTTTAGTTCATCGTCAAAGCCGAGTACCTCTTTAGCGTACTTTCCATCACTTCGGAGGATCTCGATATCAATGGAGAGACGCTCATTACGAACGTAGACAATATTTCTATCGTTGGATCCATGACCAAATCGGAGAAGATTCGAGGATCCAGCAGTCCCCTCTTCATCTTCGATGACTTGATCACGATCATCGGCAAGAACGCCATCTCCTTCGTAATACGTCAAAGTGACTTGGTTGAAGTCAAGCGCACCCTCGAAGTATTCATCATGAGTAATGACATACGGTTCGTCTGGTTTCTCAGTACGACGTTTGAGTTCCTCGTCATAGTCGAAATAAGTATCTGGATCATCACTGCCAAATATGTTCTTGACTTCTTCTTCCTTCGCGATCTCTTCATCGGCAATGACGATCTTCTCCGCAAGCGCCTGACCTTCTTCAATCAAGCACTTAGCTTCCTCGGATCCGTCATCAAGAACCGGATCGAGCAGAGGATGTACTGAAACATACTTCAGGTCTTCAACTTTCTCCTCGTATTGCGATGCCATCTTATCAAGACTGACACCGTTCTTACTTCGAATTGCGTAGTGGCGCTTGACTTCGGCAATTTCCTGGCTTGCTAGTACTTGGTACTTTGTCTCTAGCTTCTTGTTCGTCATTACGTAGCCGACACTTAGGCCAAATACAAATGACGAAGTCGATGCCACAGTTATTAACACTCTCGGTTCCATCAACTTCTCTTTCCACATCAGATCTCCTTACCACGGATCGCGGCGAATAAGGGCGCCAGACTTGACACCGAACCACTTCTCGAATCGTTTCTTAGCTTGTTCATACGAGAATGCGTAAATATAGATTTCGGAAGCCTGATTCGATGGAAGTGGTGGAAACACGTAACACCAAAATATATTACCGGTTTCGTTCATGCTTCCTCCTAGATCTTGTCGTAGATGATCCCGTCGACATTGAAATCAAGCCAGACACCTTCTCGACCAGCCGCGAACTCGTAGAACGTCTCACAAGCTGGTGAATCGAAGATACCGAAATCGATGTACTGATCTCCTTCAGAGTTCCAGAGCCAGCCAACAACAGCACCTTCTGTTGAATGATCCATACCCAATTCGTCATAGACCTCATTCAAGAACACATGCCCTCGAGCCTTCAGCTTGTCGTTCAAATAGTTCTGCTGGCAACGAAGGAAGAGCAAATTGTATTCCGCGGTCGTATTCCAGTTCTTATTGTTCTGATCGAAGAAACGAGCGTAGACTGACGGCGAACCAGTAGCCTGCTTTACCGTCTTCTTCTTTCCAGTCTCGTCCTTACCATCAGCGACATCCTTGACCTGATAGCGAAGCTCACGCTCCTTATCCTCACCGAGCTCGTCAACTACACGCTGACGATATTCGTTGAAACCCTTCTGCAAAGACGCATACGCCGCGGTAAGAGCAGCATTCCGCTTCGACAGAATATGATGCGAACCAGCCAAGGCGCCTACGGAAGCCACGCCAAGAACGATTGAAGGTCCGTAGAGCTTGGTGATTTTGACGCCAGTACGAATATAAACGTAGGCAATATCTTTCTTACGGTCATCTTCACTGTACTTCTCGTGCTTGAGATGCTTGGCCGTGTTCAGATCATCTTCGATCTCGGCCATGAGCTCTTCCAACTTCAAAGTTGCTCGGCAAGCCAACACAGTACTTACAGCTACACCAACTACACCAGCTGCGAACAGCAACGTCGGAGAGTGCTTCTGAGCGATAAGAATCTGACGACCAAACTTACGGGATAGATTATCGGGTACAAATTTCATTTAATTCTCCTTAAACTTTTTCGTTCGTAATCTGGATGCAGTCGACACAAGTTACTTTTTCCTCATCCTCGGTAGCCTCATATATATCGTTCGTGCTCTGAATTTCTGCATACGTCCAGCACAAAGGATAGCCATCTGCATAATGTGCAACATGGATCACCTTAGTCGAGGGGTTCGGGCTTGGGGAGGTCGAGCAAATATCCGCCTCGGACACGAGTTACACCTGCTCCCCTGATGTCGCTCCATCCCCATTTGTCATCGGTGAAGCTTCCGGTGATTCCTGTAAGCTCGTAGAGATCTGCGACCGTAGCTGACTCATAGCGACTAACGAGGTCAAAAAGTCGGTCGATGACTTCTTCAGCCTCTCCTCGAGTTTCGAGAATGATTTCATCAAAGTCATGTGTAGCTCGCGCTCTGCGGCTGACATTTCGGGGTTCGTCTCGATCACGGTCTCGGTCCCAGGGAGGGCGACTTCCGGAGCTTGAACTTCCGGATCCGTACCGGTTGTAGCTGACGTATCCATTAGGATGACTCCTATTCCTGTTCCGTCGGTTAGACCTGGCATCACCAAACAACATTCGCTGTACGGCTTCACTTGTTGCATCAGAGACCATATCCTTTGCGGCCGGGATAAGAACATCCATGAATACGTAACTCATGACACCTTTTGTATCCCCGCCTACGAATGTTTCCTTGAATCGCTTACCCAAAGACTTCTTGCGACGTACAACTTCTCCCGAGGTTACCCGCTCAACCTTCTTCGGCTCGGCCTTCCCGGGCTTCTTCTCATCCTCTTCACCATCTGTCCTAGCTTTATTACTGTTGCTCGGGTAATCCATAATTCCCTCTATCCTAAATTAGAAAGAATAAGATGCCGGGTTTGGCATCCTACTCTTGAGGTTGTACGTCAGTCTTTCTTGACATTCTCTTTCCACCAGGTGGCGATCTCATCGATCTTGGCATCGGTGTACTTCTTTGATGCGTCGGCCACCATCGATCCGAGGACAACGGATCCGACCACAGTTGTAATCTGTTCGGTTACATTCTCTGGTTGAACGTTGTTCTTGATGATGGTAGTGACGATCTTCGAAGTTCCGGCACCAACAACGAAGCTGATCGCGGTCTTGGTGAGTTCGAGCTTGTTCATGATATTCCTTTCGTAGGGTCTCATTATATGAGCTGTTGTTTGTGCGAGAAGGGGCACATTTTCCTTGGACGGCAACGGCTGTCGTTTAAAATCGGTGTCCGGAATAGAGTCATTGTTCCCCATCGGCTCGACTCTCACCGATTCCCAGTCTCGACCCTATGAAAGTTATTCCTGCGTAGCTCTGACCTTTGCGTTGAACGCCTCGAGAAGCTCCTCACGAGACATGTCCTTAGCTTCTTTGGGCTTGTCGTCCGGAAGCTCTACCGTCTCCACAGAACGCTCCGGATTCTTATCCCTGACCTCTGCCATCAACTTTGTGAGATCCTTCGGGAAGATCCCATTGATGAATTCAGAAGCAGCTTCGTCGTTCGTAGCCAACTCGAAGAACACGTTTGAGAAAGCCTCGGTCTGCTGAAACACGTCTCGTAGTTCATCGCTCTTGATGAAACGCTTTCCGTCGTCCGACCGTACACCGTAGGACATTAGGATGACCTTCTTGAACTCTTGGACAAGCCCGTGTCGATCTCCAGTCTCGACGATCTTCTTGAGCATGTCAGAGAGCCCCTCCTTCTCTCCGATCTCCATCTCAATCGCTTCAACCTTGGAAATATTGAAGTAGAAATCCTCAGTGATCTCCTCACCATTGAGATTTTCGAACGTAATCGACTTCTTTAGCATTATTTCCCTTTCTAGGTAGGAAAAGATTAGACACCATGTTTCGGGTGTCTAACCTTTGAGTTCTCTCAGTTTTACTTGATGACTGCAGACTTCGTAGCCTTGACAGCCTCTTCGACGACGGGCTTCTTGATCAGATACAAGTGCGCGGCAGTGGATAGAGTTGGTAGAGCAACAGCAACTACTGCTCCGACAACTGCTCCAATAACCGGCTTGTTACTGAGCGCGTAAACCTTCGCGTCAAGAGCGATGGCCCTAAGCTGTGCATTCATTTTGGTTCCTTTCGGTTTGAGAGTGTTCTCATTAAGAGACCAGTAATTGTTGCGACTAGCAATTGGCCATCTGATCCAAAGTCTGAGCATTCTGAATACAGTTGTTGTAGTCATTCACATTGTTGCTGATATCATTGACAGCGCTGTTCACGATGATGGCACCCCAGATACCCAGGGCCAGCGCAATGATACCAATGACGATTCCTGCCTTGCCCATACCATGCGCACGACTGACCAGTCCAAAGATCAGCGCGATGACGCCACAGATGATGGCAATCACACAGGTAAGTGGGATGAGGCCGAAGATGGCTCCGACGACAGCCAGAACGAACGCAGCAATGGCCAGACCTCGGTGAGGCTTGACCTTTGAGTACTGCTGCATTAGAGGGGCCTGTGAGTACGACATTTTAGTTCCTTTCAATATGCATGAGGTGGTATGAAGAAATGGGATGTCTGAATAGTCGTAACATCCACATTCACGGTATCCGGACATTTAATACTCCTAATGAAATATACGCATGAACGAGATATCAAAAACTTTTGTAATAACCTCGGATAGGTTCGACAGTGAACCGAAGCGATAGGCACGGTTGTCCGTCATCCGCAAGAACAGTCGAGAATATAACCTCGAGTAAATGGTCTGAATTCCAACCAACTTCTTCCGAGAACGACGTTCCTGGCAAACCTAGACGATTGTAGAATTCGCCTAGTGAGCAGTAGTTGTTGTGAAGGATTTCATAGTTCGTATCGTTCTGAGCCTTCTTAACCTCTTCCATACTGCTCAAGAAATATCGCGCAGTGTACGTGTCAAAGCAGAGAATATCGCCTCTCCCAATCAATACCTCTCGCCCTGTAGCTGGGTTATTGGTTACTTGATCTTGAGCAATCTCATCACGAATTACGCGCTCTTTGTTGTCACCGAGCTTCTCTACTACTTTCTCTTTGTATTCGGTGAAGGCTTTTTCAGAGATAGAATAAGCCGCTGCCATTGCCGCAGCTCTTCGAGTTCCGATTCGGTTAGCGCCAACGATACAGGCGACAGTGATAATGCCCACTCCCGCGGCTGGGATGTATTCTTTCCAGACAAGTAGGAACATCTCCTTTCGATCGAGAACTATCCTTGGCTCATCTACAGTTTCTCGATACTGTCGATCCTCTTCTACAAGAATTAGATCCGCAGCTTTGAACGTTGCGACACCAGTCAAATATGCAGTTGTTAGTGTTCCCGTGACGGCGATCGCTGTAAGGACAACCGGTGAATTATCAGCTAGGAACTTTTCCGTCCTCTTTGCGATGTTAATTAAAGTCACGTTAAAACACCTATTCTCTCAAAATGATAACCGATTGCATCGTCAAATTTTCCATTAAGATGTGAGGATAAAATAGATTGTGGAATTTCGAATGCTTCTGCTGCAGCTTTTTGTGTTTCAAACAACTGTCCTGTATCTAACGATCGTGTAATAAAACCAGAAGATCCTTTATTTCCGTTATGGATTGTAGCATAGATATTGTTTCTAGTTTTTTGATTGCCACTATCTTTTGTGAGGAAATTAAAAGAGAAAGAACGAGCAGTAGAATTTACTGCAACCTTGCCAGGTTCCTTCGATTCGCTAAGCAATTCGAAGCCAGGCCCGCAAAGCAGTCCTGTATTCTTTCTCATTATAAACCAAGTAACTCCTGCGACGACCATAGAACTTGTCGCTGAAATATAAATTACCTGATAGCGACAAAGATGTTCTTTAATTAAAGTCACGTCGGAACTCCTCTATATCGGCGAAGAATTGGTCTTGCTCCTCCTTCGATACTGAATGGCAAATATATTCAACGACACAAGCCCCCAAGACGATTAGGATGCAAACAGCATAGAATATACCCACAATCTCGAGGGCAGTTTTCATCGATTACGCATCTCCCTCACGAATATCCAGATCAGCCACAATCCGCCCGTCAGACAGACCATAGCGATGTCGAATAGGAAATGGAAGAAACCATATGACTTCCTACGTTTGGTTACTACTACGATCATGGCTAACCTCATTTCCAAAAATAGATAGAAGAAGATCCTCTGCTGGGGATTGGCATATAACTGATTTAGCTGCTTCGAATGCGAGAACACCTCGTGGATCGAGTAGAAGATCGCCAATGACGAGCGTAGCGCTGTAACATGGTGACCCATCCATGCGGTGTCGCACAATAGGACACTCTGGTGCACGAGGATGACGAAGCACCATTACTCGATAGTTGTGATCTTTACATTTTAGCTTCATGTCAATCCTCTCAGACGGATGGAAAGTTTTATGACGAGTATCTTGGCTTTCCTCGTCGTCGAATATCCGGCACATCAATGGTACAGAACAGTTGACGAAACTGTTCCATATCCAAGACCGGAAAAATTAATGAGAAGTGCTACTACTTTATTCATAGCTGTCGCACATTGCGACTTCCTTCTCATTATGAGCCGTGTGTTTTCTGCGAATTGCAAAACCTAAAGCCCTTGTGGGGGCTAGAGGCTTGAGTTACTTGATCTTGGTAGCAACGATGTGAACTACAACTCTGCGTGCAGTATCAGCGGCGACGTATGTACTCATGAGCACTACGGCTCCCTTAACTGCGTCCTTAGCCGTCTCACGCGCTAGTTGCACGTACTCGGCTGGAGTAGTCTTGGGTTTGTAGTTCTTCATGAGGGGATCGTCGTCTTTGATAACTTTCACTTGGAGTGAGCGGTTCTTGAACATTTGGTCTCCTTAGATTAGGGTCTCATTATATGCGGCGTAATATCTGCGACATTTATCCGAAATTTGCCCCGGGGGTATTTTAGACCAAAAAATATATATTGCATGTAGAAACGACGAAAAGCTATAAGCTATGTATTTTCTACACAGCCTATAGCTATCGATTCGTCTATTCCTGAGTGATGCGTTTCATCTTGACTTCAGCACGAAATTCAGCGCTTTCGAGGTCACGATATGCGCTCGTTCGTGTCCAACGATTACGAGTATTCCGAAGAGGTTACCCGCAACCATGGCCAACGTGTCCTTGCTCAATCGCTCTGGCCTTTCTATGTGCCTGAGCTTCATAAGTTTTTCTACGTTGTCCACCTGGTTGGTGTACTTCTCATCCGAAACATCTAATCCTTTCAACTGTTCGAGCGCATCTTCGATCACCTCGTCGAGTGGTGTTTTCGACTGAGGTTTGTTGATGAACATGCGTTCTCCTTAAATAGGGGTCTCATTATAGTCCAAGTTAACTATGCGACCCACTACTCTGGAAGATTCTTATGAACGTTGAACACGACTTCTTCTTTATCCTCTAACTCTTCAGGAGATGAATCAAGAGCGAGCGTAAAGGTCTTTTTCCCAGTATCTGCTGTTTCGACCTCAATTGTCCCATCAAACTTACTGGAACTATAATTATACGAATTTGTACTTAGTCCCAGGAGAACACCCAGGAACAAATCCACAGCTACAATTGATCCAACTACCTGTGTGACGTTGGGGAATCCCCACATGCCAGAAAGAGCAGAATATAACGTACCCACCGCAGGCAGGAATACCTGCGCAATGAACTTCAATACGTCATAAAACTTATTGCTCAGCAGATGATCTTTCACTGGAACTTCTGCGGCATGTGTGGGTGGATTAGCAGGAACAGCAATATCAGGAAGGTTGGAATCGGTCATAATATCCTCCATTTAATTTTGGGTGACTACACATTCTGTTGACGACGTACACGTTACCGAGTATGTTATCGCTGGTGAGGTGAGAGTCGCGGGAATGGTGAATTCAAAAGTGAATGGAAAAGCACTGTCGCCGGTATCTCCTTTAGGACCGGTATCACCAACGTCACCCTTTACTCCTTGATCACCAGTATCGCCGGTATCGCCGGTATCTCCTTTAGGACCCGTTGGTCCGGGTATCCCTTGGATTCCCTGATCCCCTTCAGAACCAGCATCGCCAACGATACCTTTCAAACCCTGTGGACCCACCGAACCGGGATCACCTTTAGCTCCATTCACACCTGGCAACCCAGGAGCTCCGTTGGTACCTGTATCGCCCTTAGGACCAGCTGGACCCTGAGGACCACTTCCGCCAGCAGCCCCTGGGGGGCCCTGAGGTCCATCCTTAGCGACTTTCTCTACGTCCTTAGCCGTTGTGCACAGCTGACCAGCTAAATATCCCTGTTTGCATGCGGTTTGGACTTGAATTGCTAAATTTCTGCCAGCATTTACTTGAGTTTGTTTCTTATCCCAAATATACCAAGCTGCCGTTAACGCCGATATACAACTAGTCAGAGCAATAAAACTCAGAATCCAAATAAGCCACCGAGTTCTAGGGTTCTTACTCTCACTAACGGCTTCACGGACGATTCGGGTATCATGCTCATTCATGTCGTCCATGTTTACCCTTCTCCCGTTCCTCTTGTGGAATGGCTGTAAGGTTTTTTATTTCTCGATAAGCATCTACAAGATCAGAACGTAGATCGGCAATTATTTCGTCTTTGAATTCGATGCGTTCTCGATGAACGCTTTCTAACGCCTTTTGTGCGCTATCGCTTTTTTCTCGTCGACTATTTATTACCGTTACGACAACTAATCCTATTGTTGTTATGATGGTAATAAAAATACCAATGAGGGCAACTTGTACTGTCGGATCCACGCACGGTTCCTCCTATATCTTTTGGGGAATTAGATATACTCGGCAGGAATATCTTCAACCAGGGTTGGAAATTCCCGATAACCTTGTTCGTCTTCCGTCCGAATGAATTCACTTACGCGCATATCTTGAGACAGGCCATAGTCGGCCTCAACCCTAACAACATCCCCGAGATTATAGCTAATTCCGAAAATATAAGGATTAGAGGGAAGAATTTCGAAATCAAACGTACTGGTTTCGGTATTCTTCAATAATTCAGATTGAACTCGTTGTTTATTCATAGACGTAAGCGTTGCTCCAGCTGCTGTGTCATTATCTGATCCATCAATATAGAGATCACGTCTGTCTAATCCTTCAGGCGTTGGTGTTAAACCAGGTATAGTATATTGACCTCCACCATGGATGGTACGAATATAACCAACGTTTTTAGAACCTTTTATTGAGAATAAATATGACTTTACTTTGATATTACCCAGATTGCTTCGAAAAATAACATCGCTAGTTAAATCGTTTCCACGATATAGACTAATAACAAAACCACTATCGGTTCCTTTTGGCCTAATCCCTCGTAGCCCATAATTACATTGTTTTAATTCAGCATAGATAAGTGTATCCAACTGACCTTCTGGAGTAGAACTAATATCATAATTTGGAAAACTTCCCGCAGAAAATTCGTCCGCAAACGTTATTTCGTCAATTCTATCTTCCTCGACAGGATACATAAACGATGGGTCATTAATATGAATCGACATCGCACCATCAATTACCGTTTGGAAGTTAGGAATATTTACTGGTGTAACGCCTGGTGATGTTCCAAATCCAGCAAAAGTATTAAGAGTTGTTCGATCCTCAAGAACACATTCCATTGCTCGTCCAGAGACGGTTAATATTTCATTACCATCATCGTCGATTTCGATAAGATGATTCTCAACACGCATTGGCTGATCACTTTGCCGAATAGCACAATATGAACCCTTGGGCATAATGGTCATCAGAGAATTGATATTTGGGGATTTTAGCTGGAATTCTCCTAGATCATTATATCTCTCTGTCCAGATAAGAGAATCCCAACCTTCAATCGTTCCTTCTGTTCGTCTAGTTGTTTCACTCAAACGAAGCAGATCCATAACCATAATCACACCCCCAAATAGTGTGGAGTATAAACACCACTATTATAATTAAAACTCGTTGTTGGCATTATGAACGAATTAATTCCTCGATTAAGCTGCAACCAACCCCACGTAAGATTCGTAACATCAATTAAACTCGTCGTTACACCAGCTCTATCAACCCATACATTTCTCGAACCATCTCGAGTATCTATATCTATTTCGTCACCACTGAGAAAAGCATAACTAATAAATATTCCATCAATGGAACTTGATCTCACCATATTGAACGATGATCGATTTGCCGTTAGAGTTAGTTGCAAATACACCCCAGTAGGAACCGAACCAATATTATCAATTGTTAATGTCGTTTTGCTCATGGTGGAGAGATCTAGGTTTATGAATTCTGGTGCTGTGAAATATGCATCTTGACAATCAAAAGTGATTTGAACTTCTGGATCCTTAGCGAATGGTACTATTTCCATCTTAGCAACCCAGCCAAGAGCAATAGCTGTAAGTGTTGCTCCGTTCCAAATTTGGAATGTAGTTGCTCCGACTGATGGAACAATCATTCCGTATAGGGTTTCTCTCAAACCTTCAACGGTTTCACCTACAGAATAATCGGGATTCAAACCGACACGAATAACCAACTGCCTTTGTTGTGGTTGAGTTCCTTGAAAAACTCCGCCCTGTGACAAGGTCTTTCCAATATTGACTAAGAAATCAGGGGGACCTAAACCATCGATGCCTTTTAGAATGAATTTATCGGAAGGCAAGACGCCAGTGATCGGTAAGTTAACTGTTTCGTCGCCAACGAGAGCGTATTTAGTAACAATCATGAGATCTTCAACGCCTCCTTCGCGAGAGAGAGTTGGTTCTTAGTATTCCTATAAATCTCTACCGCTGACAAAGTCTTTGGAGAGATATTAGTCTGATTGAATTCAACAGTAGTCGGACCAGTAGGTGTAGCGTTCGTAGCCTTCTCAACAGGCGATTGCGATCCGGCAGTTATTGATGTTGCTGCAGAAACAGCCTGGTTTCTAGAAACAGTTGGGGAAATTACCCCCGGAGCCAAAATCTTAGGAATTTGTGTGGCAGTTTTCTGAAGATTTGTTAAATCCAACACAGGAGAAATGGTTGGATCCAAATTAATGATTCCAGCCAACATATCGGGAACTCCAGAAAGAGATTTACCCATGGTGTTAACCAAGCCATCGACCATGTTTACTGCCGATTTATTAACAACATGAGCTTCCTGATCGATTCCCAATGCAATACCTAGTGGAATCGTTGAACCAATCTCATCAGCGAAGAGCTTCGACGGTACACCAACATGGAGGAAGTTCTTTACGTTGTTTACAACGCCACCTAGACCACCGGTGATCTTCTTGGTGATTTGTCCAGCGATATCTCCTAGTCCATCGATAATACCTTCGATCATTGCTACGCCTACGCCAAACATGGCGGAAATGATCTGAGGCTCGTAGGTTCTAATTGCACCTTGAAGACCTCTGAGGAAATCAAGAATCGTTTTTCCTGCGGCGTTGGCAATCTTCACACCTTGTGTACCAAGGCCAGATATAAAGCTTATAATAGCTGTAACACCAGCCGCGACGATCCTACTAGCGTTTCTACCGAGACCACTAACGAAACTGATAACAGCATTAGCGCCAGCAGTAACAATTCTCCCTACATTACTAGATACGGCATTGATGAACGAAGTGATAATGCTGCCAACAGCACCAGCTACTCGTCCAACGTTCCTGCTAATGCCCAGCAAGAACTGGATAAGCAGAGTCAAACCAGCAGTAACAATAGCTGGCGTTTTCGCTGCCAAAGCAGTAAGGAATTTAACGATTATATCGGCAACTAAAGCAGTAACCTTAGGCATGTTATTCGAAACGCCTTGGAGTAGCTGAATAAGCAACGTTAATCCTGCGGCGATAATTCTAGGCCCGTTTGTTAACAATACCGCGAGCATTGTAGTGATAAGCGTGGTCATCAATAGACCAAATTTAGGAATATTAACCGTGATTGCAGTTAGTATAGATCCGATAATAACGATGAATGCTGCGGTAATAGCTGGACCGTTCTCGCCAATCTTCTTCAGTACGTTAACAAACCCTACTGCTAGTGCCGTTGCAACGGTAGGAATTTGCGCAATGAACGTCTGGAAAGCCTTGAGTAGAACCGCAATACCTTGCGCACCGCTCTTAGCCAAAGCAGCCAGACCGTTAGCAAGTGCACCTATACCTATACCAGCAAGAGCCAACCCGGCTCCTAAACCTAATGCAGCAACACCCAAGACAAGAAGTCCTGGTATAACAGCTTCTGCACCTAGTCCAGCAAGGACAAGAATCCCAAGTGCTCCTGCGAGAACACCCAAACCCTTTGCAATATTCTTCCATGACATACCACTCAGTTTCTGAATAGCATTCGACAGAAGCGTTATACCCACCGCGGCCAGAGCCAATGAAGCTGCTCCAGAAAGGGTAGATTGCATAAGATGGAGTGCGCCGGCTAGAATCAACAAGGTAGCGGCCATCGTCCCTAGACCCTTACCAATTTGGGTCCAGTTCAGCGATCCCATATTTCCTACAGCCTTGCCGATGCCTAGGAGAGCCACAGCGATGAGATCGAGAGCAGCTGCCTGTAGCACCATACCCTTAGGCATGAGATGCATAGCGCCGGCGATAACGATCAACCCTGCGCCAATCCCTACCAGACCCTTGCCCATTTCGGTCCAGTTTAGGGTCGAGAATAATTTGATTGCCAAATATAGAGCATTCAAAGCAATCGAGATCTCGAGTAGTCCAGCTCCTGTTGCAACCATGCCCTTAGGCATCAATCTAGCCGCGAGTGCAACAGCTACGAGAGCTCCAGCGACGCCGGCGAGACCCTTGATCATAGCCTTGGTATTTAGGGTAGAGAAAGCCAACACAGCTAGATACATGATGTTCAAAGCCACTGCAAGTGCCGTAATACCGATACCGGCAGTGATCATCCCACTCGAGTTAGCTGAAAGAGGCTTCACTGCGATTGACAAGAGGAGAAGAATCCCTGCCAAGCCTGCTAGTCCCTTGGCTAGTTGGCCCCAGTCAAGCCCAGAGAGATTCCGCAATGCGAATGTCAGGATCAGTACCGCTGTTGAAAGCAGAATCATAGAACTGGCAATAATTGGAACTTTCGCAAATCCCGCGGAGCCAGAAATCTTAGTCAATAATGCCATTGCAGCGAGAAGTTCACCAAAGCCCACAGCCATTGCAGCTAAAGCCTTGGATAGCTTTGCAGAGTCGATCAAAGACAGCACCAATACTGATGCAGTAAGGACACCAATGGCGATTGCAATCTTCTCAAGCGTATTGGCCTTGAGTTGAGTTTGCATCGACTTCATTGTGGCGGTTAGACCGTCAAATGTGCCCTTGATTGAGTCAACCAAACCACCGCTGAAATCTAGCTTTAGTCCGTTCTTCAAGAACTTTCGAATCAACAAAGCAAGACCAGCTAGAAGACCAGTGTTTACTACATCCAGAATTCCACTAAATTGAGCCTCACTGAAAGCATTAGCAATAACTTCGCCAATTTTGTTGAATGCTTTCTCGATCGAATCAATTCCTGGTTGGATCTTTGCCTTTACTTTCTGGAAGAAATCAACGACGCGACCCATTGAGCTATTAAGTCCATCTAGGCGCTGTCCAATTCTTGAAACAGAATCAGACATTCCTGTGGCATCGTCTTGATTAAATCCATCGAACAAACCATAAACAGCTTTAGCAACCTCAATTAGGATAGCTAGTGGAACCGCTAGAATATCAGCCAGTTTGTTGAAGAAATCATTTATTTGACCACCCTTCTTCAAGGACTGGTCAAGGGCTACCAGGAAATCACCGATATTAGCAGTGAATGCCGTGATACTCCCAGAACCTGTGAATATAGTTCCAAGAAGAGTTCCAAATACGTTGATAATGCCACGGAGAATCTGTCGACCAATATCAACAACAGCGAACAATCCCGCGAACGTTCTCTTTATATTCTCAGAAGTTTTAACGCCTACTGTGATTTCATCTAGGAAATTCTTGAATCCTACGGTCATATTGTAGAGATCTCGACCGGTTTTGGCCGGGAAGAATTCTCGGAATGCTTCCTTAATCGGAATTAGAACAGCACCAAGAGCTTCGAAGATCTGACTAATACTTTGCAGAAGGACGGCTCGACCGCCTAGGGTCTTCCAATCTCCGAGAACTTTGTTTCTAGCGTTGGCAGAATTACTGACGAACTGGTTAATAGACTGACTGAAATTAGTAAATGTTGTTCTAGCCTCATCGAAGTTACCGAAGAAAATCTGCCAGGTCTGAGTCCAACCCGAACCAATAGCCTCTTTCGTAGTATCGATAAGCTGCGACATTGTCTTGACTTTAGTTGCTGCATTCGACGCATTCTTAGCCAAGGCTTGGATTTGAAGAATCTGATCCTTATTATAGCCCATAGCTTTTAGCTGAGCGTCTGTTAGATCGCCTGTAAACGTATCAAGTGTCTGAGTCAGGACTTTACCAGTCAACCAGCCATCTTGCAGAGAACCACGGAACGAATTACCCGCTTTGGTCCACTGATCGAACGTGGTGTGAATATCCACACCCTTGATCGTCTTAAGATTCTTACCAGTATTGAACAACGCTTCCTGGAAAGCCTTACCACCCATACCAGCATTGACAACTGAGTTCCAGTCCTGCAAGCCAACCTTATTAGCTGCAATAGCCTGCGATAGTTGGTACATTGCCGTACTGGCTTGTTCTGAAGTAGAACCAGACAAGGCTGCAATATTCGCAATACCCTTGATGGATGCCACAGAAGTCTTAAGATCTACACCAGCAGCAGTGAATGTGCCAATATTCTTGGCCATCTCACTAAAGTTGTAAATTGTCTTATCAGAATATGTGTTCAACTGATTCAAAGCTTTATTGACGTCACCAATTTTGGCACCCTGAGATGCTGTGTTGGCAAGAATCGTCTGAACAGCATTTAGTTGTGTTTCATATTCGTGGAAACCAGACGTGATTGGAGCGATGGTAAGAGACTTTGCAAGAGTTAAACCAGCATTGACAGCTCGATTGGTGATGTTAGCTAAGGCAGTTATACCAATTGTGCCCATTGCCAAAAGTTTGCCAGAAACTCCGGTAATCGAAGTACTCATACCGCTGAGATTGAAACGAGAACCACTAGCTTGAAGTTCGTCGAGACCCTTCTTCGATCCGGAGAAATTCAGGCTATCTTTCAGTTTAGCAAGCGAACTGATGGTGGTGCTTACACCTCGCTCAAATCTGCTGTTCTGGAAATCCATAGAAACAACGCGATCATCGACACCGCTCATGATGAAGTCACCACCTTCCAGACGTCATTCGCAATCTGGTCAAATATAGGTTGGATTGCGGGATTGATATAATCTCGACCCTGGACGTAACCACCTGTTCCAGTAGCATGGCCATATTGAAGAAGAATTGCAATTGGACGACCATCTTCTAGATGTGAGTTATACCAAATGATTTGGTATAGACCACTCTTCTTCTTTACTTCATAACGCCAAGATTCAGCTGTCAATCCACTCTCTCTTGGTGTTGCATTTGAGAGAGCATCAACGCCTCTTTGACCATAATGATCCAATGAAGAAAATATGTCACCTTTACTCATTCGTTGTAGGAAAGCATCCGTTTTCCTGAAGGAGCCTTTCGATGTAAATGTAATCATGGCTCCTCCTTGTGTTAGGTTTTAATGATGAACTTAAACCCTTGATATGGTGGTAAAGTTGACGCTGAATCTGTGTTACCAACCAAAGCCGCGCCGCTAGTACTAGGAGTAGTATACGCACCTGTAGCGGTTCCATTTGTACCATGCGTAGGTGTCCAAGATGGTGCTGTAATACGCCGAATTATTGAAGCTGGGGTAGTGGCAGCTACGAGTGCGACTGCAGCTTGCCCGTTATCACTTAGTGGGTGTGAATGAGTAGCGGCACCGCCAGGAGTAGCGAGAGTGTTTCCTCGGGGCATCTTACTTGCCATGTCTGGAACGTTAAACGTAGTACTGCCGTCGCCAACGCCATAGGTAGTGCCGATCGCGGCGAACAATGTCGCTTGTGTTGTACGACTCACTGCAGCACCGTCACAAAGCAAATAACCAGTAGGAACGGTAGCACCGGCAAACATTAAAACTGTACCGGCGGGATTTGGTGATCCAGTGGCTCCGGTGGCACCCGTTGCTCCGGTGGCACCCGTCGGGCCGCGAACGCTTCCAGCATTAATTGTCGATCCATCATGCTTAGTTAGAATCAGGTTATCTCCAACAACATCGCCGTCAACAACCGATGCTGCTTCTATTGCTTCCATTCGGGCGGCCGTGAGACCGGTTACGGTAGCCATTTATACTCCCATCGGATCATCGGTTGTTGTAATGGTGTAGGTATTAGCATCCAAATATGTTGCATCGACCTGAGTAATTTGGAATGTTGTAGAATCTAGCATAGTTATGAGACTATCAGGACCCGTAGCTTTCCACGTTCCATTGCCGTTATCAATAATTTCAATCAAATGTGTACTGGTGAACCAAACTTGCAGTTGTTCGAATGGCGGCAAACTAGGTTCTACACCATCTGTTCCATAGAGAATAATTTCCAAAGATTCTAGATAATCTGGATCAAATATAGTAGAATCAACAATAAAATGCATTGTTGGAAAATTATTAACAATTTGAATTGGAACACCAAGTATGGTCCAGCTTAATTTAGTTGTTTCTGGGGAATCATTAATAGTTTCATGATTTCGATCATCTGCATCTGCTGTTAAATTATATAGAATGTGAATTTTATAGCCTTCATCACCATTCAACTGAGTTCTATATGACATCCCAAATACTTCTTTTCGTTGAGAAGTCAATGAGAATCCAGGAACTAAATCCTTCTCTCCTATACATTGAAGAAATTCATGAGGAGCCGAAAGAGCTTGAATAGCTCCTTTAAAATCTCTAAAAGAAGCATAATCTATATATTTTACCCCATCGTAATACAAAGGTTCAGTATCTGCACCGACTTGGGAATCTGTAACAGAAACAAGCCCGTTCCAAACGATCCCAGAGCCATTAGGAGGATAAAAAACTCCATGACTAACTCCACTTTCGTACTTTCGTTCAGTTAGTTCATCCCAATTCAACCGTGTCATGTTAGCCTCCTATCCCTTGGTTCCAAGTCTAGCTCGATTTTGTGCATTCAGCTCACGATTCCTAGCTGCCGTTTCAGATCGACTCATTTTCTTCGGAGCAGCGTTCTTTATGTTACAAATCCGAATTAGAGTGAACAATCTATTAAGATGCCAATTCTCACACATAATAGGTATCTGAAACGTAATCATCCAATAATAAATCAATTCGGAGGTTATTATTTCCCGACTTTTAGGTTGTCCATGCTGCTCTGAAAACCAAGTAGCAGTCATTTTTGCATCGATATACTCGTTTATCTTCGAAAGATTATCTTCAGAGAGTCTGGAGAAAACGTCCGAAGGAATTTCCGGGTTAATCAACATAGTTTTGATATACCCGAGAATCTCTTCGGAGGATTTCTCCCCCGGAGCCAAAAACGGCTTCTCGTAAATCGACTCCCATTTTGACAAAGAAACCAGAGAATGCTCGAGCTCTACGACAAGATCTCCGACGGTTACGAATTCTTGAGTTGAATCGTCGAAAAAGTCGTTTCCTGGAACAATAATCTTGAGCATTCTCTGGTCTCCTCACATTTTAGTAGTCAAACAACCAATCCGTGTCGCCACTCAGAACATATGCGGTCGAAGAAGGCGAAGCTTCGATAACCGCGGTCTGTCCAACAGTCATGGCGGGCTGTGCACCGGGAGTCTTCACAACTCCGTTGATACGCCACACAACACCAGTGACCGTCGGCAGAGTAACAACATGTGTGCCAGCAACATATGTCGGCTGATTGGCAGCAGTACCAAGATCGACGACGGTAACACCAGCGCCAAAGATAGCATAGACTGCCGCCGGCAAAGGCAACTGCGGATCTCCAGAAGCGCCATAGAGAAGCGCTTCGAGAGTGGCCAATTTCGTTGGATCGACCTCCGTGGAATCAAGAGTGACCACGGCAGTCGGCTTATAGTCGACACCATTGAGAGTTCCAACGGCTATCGGAATCGTAGTAAGATCCCAACTGAACGAAATCGCCTCAGGCGAATCGTTAATGGTCGCATATGCCTTCTCCGACGGAGAAGCTGTAGCACCATAAATCAGATGCAACTTGTATCCGTGATCATTTCCTTCGAGATCGTTCCCTAGCTTGGTTCGATAGCACAAGCCGAAAGAATCCCGAGTTTGCTGACCGAGTGTCATACCTGGAGTCGGAACTCCCATACCATCATATGGAGCGAACTCGTCAGGATACGTAAACGCCTCGATAGTGGCACCAAACTCTTCAATGCTGTAAAGATTCAAATACTTGATGTTATCCGCGTAAACAGGAGAAGCTTCCGCACCGGTCGGAGACTCGGTAACAGTCGTCAGACCATTCCAAGCCACGCCATCTACGTAAGCACCCAGATCGTCGGGCATGTATAGGACACCGTGGTCGACACCGGTCTCATAGAGACGGTCGCCGACACTATCCCAAACAAGAGGAGCCATTATCAGATCCTTTCTAGAAGAACAAGTTGAAGACGTCGTGGTTTAGATCGTCTGCCGTGTAAAACCTATTGAATACACACATAGGTAGGTCAGCGATCTTATCGGGAATCGCACTATCGGGATCTCGATCAACTGCTGTCACCATATATCGCTTTGTATAACTATATGGATCATTGTCAGCGAACTCAGTATTCGCGAAATCACGATGATAAATGATACACGGATACTGTAATTGCACATTAGCTGGAGGTTGGAAATATACATAGTCAGTACCCAAAATCGTCTTCAGAATCGTCTGAAGTTTAGACCGTGGGGCCATTATAAACACCACCCAACCTCAGAAGAAGACGAGGACTCTGCACTTCGACATCTGAAACTGTCCACAAAGTCCCCGCCCATCGAATATAGCGAATGGCAAAGAAATGTTCGTTGGCATAAGCATCGGCAACAATGCTAATCGAGTTATTTACAGAGAGATCGTCGTTAAGGCTTTCTCCTTCTCGAAGTTGACGAGTGTTTCGAACAACATCGCCATAATATTTTACTTCAGTGATATTATCGATCCAAACACCAGAACCAGAAGGATTTTCTACGGTCTCTCCATAACCGATTTCACCGTAGAACTTTGCCATTTGCGATCAGCTGTTCTAGGCAGCTGGCCGCGTGAACGACCACTCGTCATCAACATTGTTGGCAAGATAGTGACCCGACGTCGGAGTTGCAACAACGGTCAACGTAGCACCAGCAGCCAGAGCAGTCTGAGCACCAGTCGACAAGGTCGCACCGGTAACACCGTTCTTGTAAACCACACCAGTGGTAGCAACAATAGTTACCACACCAGTAGCTTCAACGAACGTCGGAGCAGCCGGAGTCACCAGAGTATCCGTAGCAGCGGCTGCACGAACTACGACAGCCGAACGAATCTTGGTGAGAGCACCTGACAAGCGGGTCTCGAGCAGGTACTTGTACTTGTTGTAATCGATATCAAAATCGTCGAAGAATGCGACGTCGCCACCCTTGTCAGCACCCAGGGTATAGTCATTCAGGTTGACGAGAATACCAACAATAGTCGGCTCGTCTTCCATAACCTCGACCGTGACGATGGAGGAAACGCCCATCTCAGCGGCGAGATCCGCCTGTGTACGGTAAAGTCGGCGACCCAACGTATCACGCTGCAACATCATCGACGTGATAGTCGTAAGCGTGGTGTAGAAAGTCGGTGAACCGCTACCCTTGTAGAAGCGCATGGCACCAACAATGGCATCCACAATTTCGCTCGGGCTTGAACTAGCGTCCAACACGTTGACAGTGATTGTCGCAGCATAGAGATCGTCATCGTTCGCGATCGAACGAATACCAGCACCCTCGGTAGAGCCGACCGGATCCTTGATCTTGTCTTCGTCGTCAACAGCACGACCATCACCAATCAGGATCGCGCGCGCGAGTTCCTCGTCAAGCATGAGACGCATCTCACCCTTGAGCCAAGACACCACGTCGAAGTCGGTAATATCGATGATGTCATCGCGATCGAGCGACTGCTTCTTGTAGATCGTAGCTGGGGTCGTAACTCGCTTTTTAACTGAGAAGAACTCTTCCTTCTTCAGGTTTCCCTTGATGTAACCCTTGGCCCGCGCGTCTTCGAACGTCAGGTCAGCAACCAGGTTCTTGACTCGAGAAAACGGAGAGTGCTTGGCTCCATTGATAACGCCGGCGACCCACTCAGTACGACGCTTGTCGAAGTCCGGAGTGGCACTCACCGCCTTGGCGTCGGGGAACATCACATCGATGTTCTCAATACCGTGCTTCAGAGCATAGGATTCGACAGCAGCCTTCAGGCTTCCACCCTTGATCGCGTCAGCCACGATGCCCTTGACGTCCTCATGGCTAAGGACGTGCTTCTCCGGCTCCTTGGTCTTGTCGCTCTGATCGAAGACGTTTCGGGTCATTTCGCTTCCTTCCTTGTGGTTGAGGTCGCCCTCATCCTTCTTATCGGAGTGATTTGCAGAGGAGCTGTTGGCGCCCTCGAGGGCGGCTCCGATCATATAGTGCACGACATCCTTCTGCTCATCGCTGAGAGAATCGTAAACATCCTGGATAGTCGGGTCAGCACTATTACTAGCATGCTCTACCGTTGAATTCTTTGAGTCGTCCTGCTTCTCGTCCTTCTTATCTTCGTCTTTCTTATCGCCCGTGTCATCATCTGACTTAGGCTCAGGCTGATCTTCGTGCTCGAGAGTGAGACCGGTGTAAATGATAGCCTCGTCCTCTAGAGTCTCAACATCTCCGTCTGAATGCGCAACTTGAACGTAATCAATTTCTGCACCAGGGTTTGCACCAGCAAGAACAAGGCTGACTTCACGAATAACACCATGAAGAACTTTCTTCGACTTCTCGAGAAGGCTGTTCGCGTAAATCGAAAGTTTGGTGATGTCCTTGTGCTCAACTAGAGTCTTGGCATTCTTACCCTGAGCGGTACTATTGAAATACCCGTAGCCATAGATGCCATCTGCACGAGCCTCAAGCACCGTGTGTCCGAGAACGTTCGCAGGATCATTGTGCCCATGCTGCCAAACCAAAGGAACCGTTAAACCGTCCATGTCCTTGAACGCTTCAGGCGTAATGGTTCGTCCGTCAGAGCACTTGAGTCCAGCCTTTGTAACGTAGCCGCTGAAATCAGCTCCCATTTTGACTGTCTCCTTCCTCAATTACTGAAGTAGTCTGCCCCGACGGAGCTGACTGTTGTGGCATATTACTATTTATAAGCTGATCAGCTTTCGGATCCTTAGAAGGTTTCCATCCAAGAACACCTCTGATCTCATTTGCAGAAACGACTTCGTTACGAGTAAGCTTATCTACAATTTCAGCAAAGTCCTTAATCGGAATGAGTTTGAATGGATCTCGGAAGTAGGCAATCGACTGAAGCTGTGTCCTCGCTGTTTGCGTAAGGAATGTTCGCTTCATAGCTTCTGTAATAGCAGCTAGGATCGGCTCGACTGTTCGGTTAATGTAATTTAGCATGGCCGCTTCATCAGCTGTGCCATTCATAACCTCTTCGGTTAATCCTAATTGGCCGTAAAGCATCTTAGTCAAGTACTCGATTTGAGCAAGAAGATTATTTTCAGCCGGTCGATTCAGCTGAGTGATCTTTTCCGTTCCATCCGTATAGGCGATGCCGTATTGGCTACCCTTTAGTTGGAACTCAATGTCGGTTCGACGTTGTTCTGCCTGCTGACGTCTTGCTTCGGATTTGATCACATACGGAAGTTGGATAATAAGGTCGAGTTTGCCAGAAGCAGATTGCTCATCAATCGCATCAAGGAAATTGAGCTTCCGAATCAACCTCTGAAGAGTTGAGTTCGGCTCATTCATCACCGAATAGAGAGGATTCTCGATGATCGCAACTATGCGCTTCTCAAGAGTGATTTCTTCACGGCGACCAAGTAATTCGTTATATAGATTTACTCGAACGTGTCTTGGATACCAAGCAACAATCTCTCCTACTCGCATAGTCTTGATGTCGAAGCTTCCTGACAACTCAGGATTAAGAGTAGTATCAACAGGAACAACAGCTATACAACCCTTATCGATAAGAGACATTGTTACATCTTGCCGAAAAGCCCTTGCTGCTTGATCGACGTTAGCTTCGACACTTAGACAATTATTAAGGCCGCTTTTGATCTCCTCTGTAAATCGTCCTTCATTATCCAAACGGACATGTTGGATATTTACAGAAGCTACATCGATTCCGATCCGTGTATAAATAGAGGAGATGATGGAACGTTCGCTCGACCAATTAAGTCTTACGCGGTCCGGTCGTGACCCATAACTGGCACCATAATCACCAGTCCAGGATCGAAGCCGAGTATCTACGTCTTGGTTAACAAAAGCGTTCCACGCGTGCTTCAACCGCGAACCGAAACCAGCCATATGTCACCTCCTTTCATTAAATAGCTGTCGGAATGATGTTTATTCAAATGCTTCCTTGTTTGCCTTGTAAGCGATATACGCATCCATCAAAGCGGCAACGTTATCAATCTTTTCTTCCTGTCGCTTCTTCAAGAGCTTTCTGTTACCATTCGTATCTTCGAGAGTAATCGCATTTCCCATAGCAAACGTCATAAGTGCTTGATCAAAGATGAGTGCGCGCTCTTCACTTAGAATCTTCAACTCGCCAAGAGGAACCGATTCAGATTTTGCACCTTGAATGACCTTCTCGATACCAAAAGGCCCATTCTCTGCCTCCCAACGAGTCACAAATTCTTTAGCATTGTATGGGTCGAAACCCAGAGTGCGAACATCATACTCTGATGTAGTAATGAACTGATCAAGGTCTTCATAAACCTCCATCATATCAAGAACGTTTCCCTCTAGGACATGCAAACTACCCTCAGCCGTGAATTCATCATATTTAGATCGCATTGCGCCAGGTAATTTCATCAACGTCAATGATGTGATGTAACTACGAGTCTTGACTCCGTATGCTCCGTTGGCTAACGGGAAGAGAAAGGTGAAAGCACAGAAATCGTCACCCTGGGAAAGGTCTGCTCCAAGTGAGCATGGCAGTTGCCAGAATTCTCTTGGTCGATGAGGAAGGGTTTCTTCGTATGTAAAGAAATACGTGTATCCTTCCATGGGAATCCCAAAACGCTTAGCAAGGATATCATTTCTCGAGGCGGGAGCTTTCTCTGCACGCTCAACGTCGAGTTGATAAGTCTCATATGAAATTGTCCTTCCCAAATTCGGGTTGGCTTTTGGCCACATTGCTGGATCGGCAACTTCCTCGAGCTCATCTAGTTTGTAATGCCAAATCGAAACATGCGGTGCGAGATATTCACCTTTAAGAATATCAGCTAACTCCATCTTAATCGTATCGCCCGATCCATTACGAACTGTACCTTCTGAACTAATTGCCACAATTAGGTAATCGTCCAGTTTCGACGCACCTTGTTCGATGGCGCCAACGACATCCTCACGAATATCACCAGACAACCATTCATCGATCGTAGAGATCTTAGGCCGTAGACCCTGGAGCTTGTTGATAGCCATAGGCCGTACCTCGAGCAACGAACCCGTAAGGAAATTTTCGACTCCCTTCTTTGTGGAAGCCAATTTCACACGCATAGCTCGAGAGCCAGTTGTGTTCTGCATGGATCCCTCAGTCAGAAACTGAAAAAGAGGTCCACGCGCGCGTGTGATAGCTGTCCGAAAAGGAGACATCACTTCATCTGCCTGCTTCATCGTTGGAGCTGTTGTGACTTGATGAGTTGTCGACGTGTCAACATTCAGGAAATAACTCTGAATGCATTCGGCATACATCGACTTAGCTGCACCTCTAGCGACAATCAGGTATTGTTTCGTCGTTAGACGTTTCTTGATTGTCTTTTTGACGTACTTCCCACCATGTCCAGACGTAAATGGTTGATAGACGCTTCTCTCGACGAAATACCACCACCCAAAAATCTCCTCGGCCCATAGCTTGAATGAGGGGAGGAGATGAAGGTCGCTTCCATCGGTGAGTGTTAGTTCGTTTTCGCAATATCGAACAAATCCCTCTACAGCTTGGTCGTCGTAATAGAAATTGGGGTTAGCGATGAGCGCGTCGATGCGATTCATCTCCATAGCAACTTCTCTGTTAACAGGAACATCGCCTTGGAGGACCGCTTCGCGGAACTGACCATAATAAATCGGTATTGCTTTATTGGACAGAGCCATGCCAACCCTCCTTCCTATTTCAACGTGCTTGCTACCTTCTTCGTAATTGCCTGACTTGCAATAGTTGTGATCTGCTGCTTGGCAACATTCGCTAGAATATCAGTAGCAAATTTAGAACCAGCGCTCTTTTGGCCAGCATTTAACCTCGAGAACTGCTGTTCGAGGTTCATTCTCGTGACAAGATCTTGAAGGTCCTTATTGGAGAGAGCTGCAGAGCCACTCTTCTTCACAACCTTGTGAGCTGCGTTTGCCCGAGTTGCATCTCCCGACGGAGGCGTTGTTGCGCCTCTCTTAGAGCGAGAAACTCCCCCTGAAGATCGACGAACACCCCACTTCTGCCCCTTGACACCATGATGGGAAAGAATGTCATCTACTACATCACTCATACTCATATCCATCATGGTTCTGGGATCTCGATCCTTCAGTTCGAACGTGGGACCTTCGAAATCTCCTGTCCAAACAGCGATCTTGTCGAATGATACAAAAGAAGTACCAGGAAAATCTCGCTGATCTGGTTTTGCAGGACTTGCTGGGAATCCTAGAGTTAGATGTGGAGTCCATTCATCGAATTGTGGTGTTGAATCATATGCCGCTTTAATATTATCATTTTGCAGCATATACGCGCGCGCGAGCGAGATGTCCTTAAATGACCAATGTTCATTGAAGAAGAGGACATCCGCATCGTCTGGGCCGAGTAAACCTCGGTGGTCGACGTCCAAACCGAACCGAAATAGTGAGGTTTCCGCCGTGTGTTGAACAAAATCGATGATCTTCTGTAGATTTGGATTCTTTGACTGATCTCCGAGAAACAGGAGAGTCATGTGTGGGATCTTATCGCTAGAGATCTTCCACACGTAGTCATCTTCCTTAGGAATTGCTACGATCGCTGTGCCAACCATGAAAACCTCCTCTCGCGAATCTAACTCTTAACGCCCTTGACTGTTACCGAAGAATAGACTGGAGTAAAAACTTTTCCAGAGGGTACGCGGAAATGTGTTTGTATTCCTACAGCAACACCATCAATAGACAATTCAGTTAAAGCTCCGGTAGTGACATAATAATCGACATCACGATAAATCGGATCAGAATCGACACCAGTTGCGGGAAGAGCTGGAGTAAAAGCACCTCTAGATTCGATTAGAGACTTAATTTCAAGATTCCCGGCACCGTTTACAATAGTGTCCACAGGTCGGAATTGACCACCGGTAGGCTGCAAATACACTACACCAAACAAAACATTATTAGCATCCTGAATATGAGCAACAACTTCGCCTTCGTTGTCAAGCATGTCAATTACAATCGGGAATTGCGAACCTTCGTCAATGGCGTTTGGTACGAAAAGACAATAATCGCAAATTTCTGCTGATACATATCCAAACCATGCGCCATGAGTAAGACGGTTGTTCTGTGCGGTACCAGGATCGACATACATGCAGATTTTTGACCAAATAATTGCAATACGTTGAGCAGCAATGTGTTCATCAACAGTCATACCATAGTAATAACCCTCAATCGAGAGGGAATCAATATCACAACGATCGTTTAGTCCTGAAACAGGGACCTTGAGTCCCATACCGTTCTGATTGAAGATTTCTCCTAGCTGCGGAGTGCCGCCAGATGATGCAAATACGTTGATACTACAAGTCTTAATTGCAAACTGACCCTGCCAACCCATATTAATAGCGATAATGCCCGGGTTAGCTGGCGCTACAATCTGCAAAGCATCGAAAACGCACGTGATGTTATTATAAGCAGCATCAAATGGATCTTCAATCTTTGGACCACCAATAATATCTGGACCATGATATGTCGAATCAAACGGCGCTACGGGGGTATCAGCAAACGACAAGAGACATGCACCATTAAGTTGTGGTACAGTTTGTTCAAACGCATCTAGGGTACTGTTATCACTAGTAGCTCCTCGGAAAACAAGTGTTCGCTTTGGTCCTTCGCTAGTAATATCAAGGACCGGGATTGGAATTTGTGCGTATCCGTATGTTTCCTCACCATCGAGCAAATATCCTGGTGTTGGAGGTGTAGCGAGAATATAAACTTTCGCATCAAACACTATTTCGGCGTGATGTGGAAGATCCACAAAAACATCAGCCGATTGAATTGCGGCCATAGTTGATCTAATTGCAGCTGTGTCATCGGTGCCATAAACAGCGCTTTGATTAACTGCATTACGAGCCGCATTATTTGCTAGAGTGACTGTGGTAGAGTTAGTAAAAGCAGTGATAGTAGTAATCAAAGCACCGCAATGATCTTCATCAGCAAACAAACCAGCGTTGTTAATCATGATATGTTTGCCAACATCGGCCGAAGTAAATCCAGCAGTGGCACTAGTCAGAGTCGGTGAAGAAACAGACATTGTAGCATCTGTGATGATTTTTCCATCACCCACAGCACCGTGATCAGAAACGTGGAATTCCCACGATGGCTTCTGTGTGAAATCACCAACCGCATGAGTTGCGACTGTGCCTAATTCGAGATTATCTCGCGCCGCATCAACATCTACGAGATCAGATAGATTATTCTCTTGAGCTAGATACAAATCTGTTAGTGTTACAATGCCAATACGACCATCTACTGAATCGACAGCGCCATCTCCTCCACCACCATCGAGATTAATAGGATTATCTGATTCATCGAAGAGAGCTAGTCGAACCAGTTCTTGATTCTTAGCCGGAGTTGTCTGTGGAACCACAACCGCCTGCATGATCGCCTGATTGTTTGGACTCATTAAACACCTCCTTCTAGGGAATAGCTTGTGTTGGCCAATCTTCGAATTCTCGAACCACATTCAAGCGCCACTCAAGCTCTTCGATCTGCTTCTGAACAGCACCGACAAAGTAACCGGTCGTTGGAGGATCAAAGAGCATCCGAACTCGAAGATAGATGTAAGTCTTTACCGAATTCAACCTAAGATCGCCCTCAAGGAAGTCGGACCATACAGCCGTAGCATCGTCAATGGCAAAGCCGTCAATTGGACCGATGCCCAACTGGTTCAGAGTCGAGAAGACCGAGTTGATATGCAGGATGATGTCTGGATCGAACGCTGTATAGCTTTCTTCGATTCCAAGATTCTTCTTTGTGCTGGTCAGAATGCTTTCGGTCATATAATCACCTCCTTAATCGACTCTAGAAATTTACATTGTATTACACAGGATCAGACGACGTATTGACAGTAACATCGATACTATCAATAGCCGCCTTCACCGCAGCATTCACAATTTCTGTAAGTTGTTCTGCCGTTGCCGTTGAATTAGCAGCGAGCGCCTTGATAAGCGCTGTCTGTGCAGCTTCCTGAGCAATCAGCCCAATCAGACGGACGCCAGGACTAGTAATTCCCACTAGAGTTGTTGGGTTAAACACAGCATTACCTGCTCCAGAAAGCCACTGCGCGAGACGTCTAAGGTCGTCTTGATTGGCTTTGCGGATATCATCGGCATGCTTATTAATTGCGGCCACATCAGCAGCGGACATGTCGTCTCCTACCTCTCCGATTAGTGAATCTGCGAATACGTTGTAATCATAGCCGCCTCGATCGAGAACATATTGAACGCCAATTTTCCCCGCGGGGATTGACGTCGGTTTTCCATTATCTGGATTTGCGATCCAATCTCCACCTTGACGCTCAACGGTGTACACATACGCCTTTGTGTAACCGGCCGCATGCATGTTCGCTTTCCAAGCTGAGATAGCTGCGCGCGCGCCCGCGGGATCCCGATCAAAGATACTAGGCTCTACATCGTAGAATACGGGATCGGTTTTGGGATAGAAATATGAAGGAAGGCGAGCAATCATTCCTAAAGCATCTTGGTTACCAAGCGCTGTCGTGAGAGTTCCAGAAGCGTTTAGTGAAGTCCAGATAGCCCACCAATGGCGACCAGATCTTCGAACCGCTTGTACCTCAGCCGCTGTCCATTGATGTGGCGTGTGCCCTCCGGCGTAACCACAAACAACCTTGGCCCAGGCAGGATAACTATCGTGCGGATAAGCGGTGTCAACACCATCAATCATGAAAGGTCCTTTCTACCATAGTTGTGTATCGCCTCGCTTACGTTCAACGAACGGCTTCCTCAAGAGCGACTCGTCACCATAGTGAATAGCGTTGTGAGTGAGATGAGTTGTTGTAACAAGAAACTCAGGATCGAGAATCCTCTCGTCCCCATCGATGATGTCGTCGGCCGTCATTGGATTCATGTGATGAACGATCACTCGGTCATGGATTTCATAACCTTCGATACCCAAGTCACAGTCATTATCACGAACAATCAGTTGGTTGCGAACGTGCCGCCATTGCGAAGAGGTATAGAACTGTTGGTTGATGTAGCGATCGAAACCGAACGTCGACTGCCCGACCTCTCCTCGAAGAGAGAGATATCGAAACCTCTCTTCAAAGGTTCTCAGTCGTCTCAACTCACGATAGGTTCTAATCATCGTACTCATCTTGCTCTAATGGATCTTGGCCAGCGTAAGAACGCATGGCATCAAGAGCTGTCTTGTACAATTCCTCTACGCGTGCGGCTGAAGCCATTGCTTCAATCTTGGCTTGCATTAATTCGTTCTCCTGAGCCAATCTTTCCTGCTCAAGACGTTCACGACTCGATCCTAATTTCAGATACAAACTGATTACCTGCGAGGAAGCAGTTCCCTCTCTCATTTGCTTCTCTGCAAGATCAACCGCAAGGGCAACCAACTGATTCTCGCGACCTTCAGGAGTAGTTGCAGGCGGCCTTTTGGGCTTTGCCGGTATGTTATCCTTCCGACGAGCAGGCATCCTGCCTCCTTTCAAGGACTTTTAGATTACTTCTCAGAGCTCAAGATCAAGAACATTGTGCCAAAAATCCCGCCGGGGCTATTTTTTAG